ATGTCTGCGCCCCTGTACTTGCCACGGAGAGGGTTTCAAGCGTGTAAACCAGCCAACGCTTGCGTTGCCACTGCGCAAGCATCCAGTTTAGCTGCAAAAACGCATCATTGGTGTCTTCGGCCCTGGCAACCTGTCCGACCCCAAGGACCCCGGCGGTTTTGAGTGCCAGGGTAATTATGTCGAGCGGAGTTGTCACGCCGCAGGCTTAGCGGGTTTGGTCAGGAGTCGAGCGAGAAGGGCTTGCTCCTCCTCCCTATCATGCACCTCCTTATCCCCTTCCGAAGTCTTCACAACTTTCGGATACTCCCGGAAGACATACGGAGGGAACTCCGTATTCGTGAACCGATTCATATCATGGGTACGCATGGTAAGACTCCTTTCAAAGCCACTGGGAGAGGACTTTTGTCCTCTCCCTGGCACATCACTGAACGTCGGGAATAATGCACGCCCATTCCGGGCGAACCCAGAGATACCCGTAGAGGATATCAAGCCTCGTAATGAACTCGTCCGTCGAGACGTTATACGCAGTGACCATTCGCATACTCACCCCATCGAACGCCTGCCGGTCCGCCTCATGCACGCCACGGGGCAGTTCCAGGTCCGCCGTCGCCATAGTGACGGCTTCTCGGGCGTAAATGAAGTTCTTGCGATAGGTAACACTCGGCCCGAGAACCAGCGTGAGAGCCGCACCGTTCGCCGGAGCGACGGTAACGGTCTGATACTGGATCTGTGACCCAGCCACACTCGGCGCGACGATAGCCGGGTAGATCGGAATGCTCGTCGCTCCGTTTGCCACCGTAGCCGTGACAACGAACTGGCGAAGCTGGCCAGTCGAGGTCTTGGTGATACGGTTGACAGCGTAGACGTTGGCGATGGTGATGATGTCACCGGCGATCAGCGTGCCGGTGATGGCGTTGGTAACGAGCGTGGTTCCGCTTTGCCCTGCACCATTGACCGTCCCCACCGAGAACGTGCCCGTGGTATGCTGCAGAACCGTCTGATCCATCATCCAGTCTAAGCCCAGGGCGCTTTTCATCATCCCGGTTTCGTACTGCTTGGAGATCGCCGGGGCCGGATTGAACAGGCCACTAAGGCTGGCCACGACGCGGCTTTCAGTGAAGGGGTCGTTGACAACCTTGCGATCGGCCATGGGGGTCGAGTTGGCATTGAGCACTGCCTGCCCCTGCAAATACGTGGTCGCGTTGGGGGTCAGCAGATTCCCATTCGTGTCCACGTTGTCGGTGAGGTTGCAGATACCGCCCTCAACCCCGTTCATAATGTCCGCGGCGACCGCACCAGCGAGATTGTTGATCCCCGGCGCCAGCACCCGCTTGGAATAATCATCCAAGCTCATCGTCCGTTCCAGCGAGTTGAACGACACGTCCACGCCCTTTTGCGTGGCCAGCGCCAACGTCGTGCTTTGCTCCGACGTATCCTGCACGCTCGCTGCAGGCCCGCTTCGCACCGTGTAATCGTTCGGCAGTCGGATACGAAGGCTCGTGCCGATCTTGGCGCCGGTTTTCGCGAAGCTGTCATCGTACTGCATGTCGATGTTTTGGAGGAAGGCGTTGGAGTTTTTCCAAAGACGCACCGCCTCGCGAGTGATCATATTGATGGTAAGAAGTGAGTTGCTCACTTGTCTGCTCCATTGGTTGTGCGGCAGCGCCGTCACTGGATTTCGGGGCTACGAGAAGAACTTGGGCATCTCGCAGGATCTTCCAGGGCCTGAGTCTGGGGCTTGGAGCAGGCGAAGCGAGGTCAGAAAGGACCAGGACTTTATGCGTAGCACGCTGAGCACACTGTGATATAATATCACAGTGGGTCCAGCTTTACATTCTCACCCCATTCCTTTGCGCAATCTGCTTTTCCCGCCACGCCATCCACTGATCCATCGGCAGCTTATCCGGATCACTTTCCGGCGAGGCATTCGAGGTACCAGAGAGCGGATTCTTCGGCGGTGGCGGAGCAGCGCTGGGCTTCGGCGGGGCCACGAGCTTGTCGGCGAAGCGCGTCAGGGCGACAGCCATTTTCGCCGGCGGCAGCGCAAGAATCCGACTTGCCTCATCCAGATTCTTTCCCAGCGCATGAATGACCTTTTCCGCCGCCCCCGTCTCCAGCGCCGCTTCCACAAACGCTGGGGGCATACCGCCGAGATTCTGAAACGCTTGCACGCTTTGCTGAAAGTCCGGGAACTCCGCAACGCCTTTCGAGTAAACCTCATTGCATTGCTGATTAAACGTCTGCTCCGCAACAAGGCGCTGCGCTTCGGTCTGTACCGCCTGGGCCAAGGCGTCGGGCGTAGGGACGGCAGCCTGGGCCGGGGTCTGTTCCGGAGTGGCCTGGCGGAGTTGGGCCTCCAGCGCATCTGCCCTCCGCTTCTCCTCATGCCGCAGCCGCGTCAGCTCATCAATCCTGGTTTGAAACCAGGGCTTGGCCTTCGCCGGCTCAGGCGCAGCCTCTTGCGTGACCTCTGGCGCAGCCGCAGGCGCAGCCTCTTTGGCCGGGGCATCTGTCGGTGCATCCGTGACTTCCGCCTCTTGCGTAGCCCCTTGGGGGTCGACTTCCTGTGTCATGCAAAGCTCCTTGGGCGCTTGCCGTTGCGTTTCAGAGAATTGTCTAGGATCAAAGCCTCAGCAATCTGCTCTTTCAACACGTCCGACGATGTTTGGGCCAAAGTTTGTGCCAAGGTGGTACGAGCCTCCTCCAAGAGCTTCGGAGCCATCTTAGCCAGAAACTTGCCCCGGTTCACGTTCAGCCGATAGAACTCATTCCGCCGGCAGAGTTCCTCGAAAAGCTCCGCTGCCATTTCCCTTGCGGTCTTTGCGACAAGCGGATGCGCTGCGACGTTCATTGTCCGGTTCCTGTCAGGAGGTTGGGCTGGGTGCCGGTCAGAGGGTTAAAAGGGTTGCCCCGAACTGGGAAGAGGCGGGTGGGAGGGGCAAGACCGGCCTGGGCATGGAGTTGGTTCTGGTAGTCGAATGCCTTGGCCGCGTCCGCATATTCGCCGGGCACCAGCTGCGCCCCATTCCGATGAGTTATCATGATGTTCTTGGGATCGAAGATGATGTAGTTATGGGTTAGCTCTGAGTCTGGGCCGTAGATTTTGTCCAGGGTTTGGCTTCGCTCAGCATCAAGACCATCATTGTCCAGGCCATTAAGACGATCTATGTCCAGGACACTCATTGCATTATATGTTGCTGGCTTGGCTTTTATATTTTCAATGTCCACAAGTTTATCGGCTAGGTACTGGCCCTCACCGCGGCTTTTCTGGTCGAAAAACATGCTTCCTGGGATACCAATCGAGTCCAGGTACTTAGAAGCATTTTTAGCATTTGAGTTATTGTTCCTGTCTCCGTACTGCGAAAATGCCGTGGTCTCATGCCCATTCGCCATCACATCCGGCATGGCTCCCTGAGCCTCTGGGCTTTGCATGAGGGCCTTTACTAGAGCGTCTCCGTTGTAATATATCCAGTTTTTCTCGTTATCGAAAGGCAATGCAGAGAATCGCCATTTCGCATACTTATTTAAGCCCTCCCAAACCCCCGGGTCCATATTTCTAAGCGCCTCCTTCACCCCTTCCGGCTGACTGGCCAGGGGCAGGTCCAGATGCAAGAGCTGATCTTCGTCCGGCAGGATGGCTGTGCGGTAGAGCGAGGTCGGGTCAGTAACCGTGACTTTGTGGCCGTTCTTTTCGAGCCAATCGGCCACGTCAAGTTTAGACTGCCACCAAGGCTGCTGCTCAGCGGCCCATTCCTCTGGCGTCATTTTTAGTCGTTCTTGGATACCGTTAATCGTTTTCTGATTTGACAATTGAGCATCTGAAATATCATCGCTAGTAAAATTTGAGTTTGGTGTAAGATTTTGCCAATGAGCCAATTCTTGGTTAGCATCACGTAAGTCCGTTTGTAACTCCCGCTGCAAGGCACCATATCCGCGTGTCTGGCTATTTTCTACCGCTCTCCTAATACGCTCAATCGCATTGGGCACCATATTTTTCTGGGCCGCGTTCGTGTCGGAGAAATTTGTAGGGAAAAGATAGCTACTGAAAGCTATTTTTGCAGCAGGATCACTCAGGGCAGGATCGTAATTGGAAGGATCGGCATCTTCGTAAAATAATTTGTCCAGGTCGGCAGGAGAGTGATCTCCAAAGCCAGCGCGTAGATCACCACTGCCCTGATAGCTCGAGGCCGTTCCGGGGCGTTCCGCAATGTAGTGTCCCCAGCCGCGTACCTGCGCCCCTTCTCCGGTGCCCATCTTCTCATCCAGAAACTCCGGATGCCCCAGTTCCGTCTTGCCAAACGTGTGCGGCGAGCCGTGCCATGCGTTGAAAGCGGCCAGGGTCTCCGGGTCCATTTCCATCGCTACACTTGGACTTGCCATTCCCCCCATCAGCGAAGTGATATCCTGGCTTGTCTGATCGTCAAGAGGGTGCCTTCCCCTGATCCCGGCCCCAACGTTAGTGACCTGCCGGTAGAGTTCCTGTGCCAGGGGTGGCACTTGCCAGTCAAGAGTAGGTGCCTGCGTGGCTGTGCCGGGGTGGACGGCAGAGATCGGGCTCAACGCCCCAAGCAAGTTCTTGACCCGAAAGCCCTGAGCCAGGGGCGAGTTAAGGAAGTCGTCAAAGCTGTAGCCACGCTCCGGCCCCGGCGCTATCGGCAGGGCATTTCCAGCCGTCGGGTCGAGCTGATCGTCCGCTGCCATGGCTATGCTCCCGGAACCACTCTGGCGTAGCCGCCAGGACGGGTTGGGTCTGGTGCGTAGTAGTGGCCGTCAGGGGCAAGGCGGGCTTCTGGCACAGTGGGGTGCGGGGTGCCGACAAGGTTTGGCCCCGAGGCTTGGGCAGGGCCTGGGCCTTGGCCTTGCGGCGGGGCCGCCCCTTGGCCTTGGGCCGCCCATTGCCCTTGCGCCTGCGCCATCAGCCCCTGCAGCGTCGCCTGCCCCTGAAACCTCTGTGCCATCAAGTCCGGCGCATTGGCCTGGGTAATCTGGTCCAGATGGGTCTGAAGTGCGTCCCCGACCAGCTGGTGAATGATCTGTTGCAGGCCCTGGGCGTCCATCGGGAGCATTGGCTGCAGGGCGGCAAGACGCTTGGTCTGCGCCTCATACGCATCAATGTCCCGCATCTCATCCTTGCCCCGAGCCGACAGTTTCGCCCCCGCCAGATCCATTTCCTGCTTTTGACTCTTCATCATCAGTTGCTGCAAAGCCCCTTGCAGCTTCTGCCCCTCCGCCATAAGCACCTTCTCATTCTGCGTCGGGCCTTGGCCCAGGGCCTGTGGCGGCACCATCCGCTTTAGCCTGATCGCCGCCTCCTCCGCCCCCGGAAAATCCCCCGCCCGGAGCAGAATGTCGCCGATGACTCCGGCCATCTGCGGTGCCTGGGTCAGAATTAGCGTCAGCGCATCAAACGCCTGAATCTCATACTTCCCGACATTCGGATTGAAAATCCGCTTCACAACCTTCTGATCATGATCCAGCTGCTCCACATACGCTTCCCGTGCCTGCGGATCAACCTCAATCTCCTGACTCGTCCCGTCCTCCGCCAGGATCATCATGACCCGGCGGGTGTCGTAGATTTTGGGGATCAGGTCCAAGAGGATTTTGCCGGTGTAGCGGAGGGCCACGGCGAGGTTATCGACAAAGTGGTAGGTGGCGTTGTCGCCTTTCCGTTGCCGCGCATTCAGCGCCGCCCCCGTCCGTTCATTCCCCTGTTGCCCCATATTCGGCTCATATTGCCCCGAGGCCATCTGAATTTCATTCCGGGCAATCGTCATGCCCTGCAGATACGCCTGGGCCATTTGTGGGGGTTGGGCTCGCTGTGGCGGAGGCAGCGGATTTCCCGCGTCATCAAACCCGTTATACGGCAGCACCGCATGGTTCACCCGATTCGCGCTTTCCCAGTACGTTTCCAGCCCCTCAATCGACTCACTCGGTGCGATGTAAGGGCTTTTTCCTTGCAACGCCACCTGCTCCACGGCAGCGCTGGTCCAGTAGTTATACATGCGCTGGGGATCTTTCATGAAGCGCGTGTGACCGGCCCGATCCGGCTGCCCCTCTATCAGCGTTTCCTGCCCCACCACCATAACAATCGGGATATACTTCCCCGGCCAGATCCCTTCCGCATGAACCTCCCCACCGATAATCCGCTTCCACTCCACCTTCCGCGCCTTCGTGGGCCTGGTGACGGTCTCCGGATCCTCCAGTACCATCTCCCGGATATCCTCCGGGATATTGTCCTTCGTCAGCTCGCTTCGCGTCCCATTCATGGGGTTTACGAAGGAGACCAGGGTCTTGTCTGTCTCCACGACGCGGTAGTATGTGGCAACGCGGATATGGTCCCGTGTGATCCAGTCATCCTCCCCACCCAAGGCACTCGGCCCCACCCGATCCTTCAGCTCCGGGTACTCCCGATCAAACTCATCCTTCGGCATATTTTTAAAGATGAAGCCAAACTTGGCATCACTCCGGTCCAGCTTAGTCGAGTTTGGATCCAGATAAATCATGAGCGGATCTGGCACTTCCCGGATGAAAATCTCCTGATCGAACGAGTTCTCATCCACGTAATCCGTTTCAATGACCCAGTTTCCCCAGCCCGCCTCCACCTGAAACTTCGTCGCCGTGTCGTAAGCGACGCTGGCGTTGGAGTGGTACTCGATGTAGCGGATGACGCTGGCGTAGACCTGCGCCGCCTCGTAGGTGGCTCCGTTCCCGGTCCCACGCACCGCGATGCTCGCCTTGTTCTGCTTCGCATCATTGATGATTTGCAGATTGTGCTGGCGTACGATCGGGATTGTCAGGCAGGGACGCTCATCCACGTCCCGGTTCCGGCGAATGTCATTGGGCCACTGATACCCATTATCCGAGTCCGCATTCGCAAACTTGAGATCATCCACGAAGAGCTTGCGGCAGTTCGCTTCCCAGTCCTGGCACTTCTTGAACCGTTCCTGCGCCTCCTTCACCACTGGGTCTGTCGCAAGCGATACCTGTTCCATTATGTGAGCCATCCGAAGTTGTTAGGCGGGACGTTTCCCTTGCGGAGCGAAAGGGCCTTGGCCAGTCGCGAGGCCACCCCACCCTTCTTTGGCCGCTCTTTCAGCCCTACCGCCAAATACCTGAAAGCATCCGCCCCATGCGAGGCCCAGTCATGCACCGGCTGGCGAGAAAAGGTTCCGGAGTCTTGGATGACCTCGAAGCGGTAGTGGCGCAGGGCGTTGAGCCCGTCTGCGCACTTATCCTTGTCTATCCAGACATTCGGAAAGATCTCCCGTGCCGCGTTGATCCCGTCCGTCACGCTCAGCCTTGGCACAATCCGCACGCTTCGCCCGCTAGCCCGTGCGATCTCCTCAATGCTACGCCCGGTGCCCAGCTGCTTCGCCTTGGCATCGTGTGGCAGCCACAGGTCCCCGAGGATATATTTCCGATTTTGCATCACGTCGAGGTAGTGGGAGAAGGGTTTTTGGGAGTTTTCGTAGTAGTCGATGATTCTGGTCTCGAAGCCGACGAGTTGGGCGAACCAGAGGGTTGTGGAATCGGCCCAGCCGAGGTCCATGAAGACGTGTACGGGGAGGAGTCGGTCATATGGCACGGAGCAAAGACGACCAGAGGCCACCAACTCGCGTAACTCATCCCCGTAAACAGCCCCTTCGAGCAGAACCTTGCATTTCCCTTCCCAGACATTCAGATAGGCATCGTAGTCGCGGGCCTTCAGATCCTCCATCTCCCCCCGCAGCACATCTGGAAACCACGGATTATCCCGCCAGGAAATCTCCTGCACCCAGGCCCCTACCGGCGGAGCTTTCACAAACCTCTGATAAGTCTCATCTGTTTCGAGTTCGGGGTTGAAGCTGACCCAGATCTCGCTTCCCGGCTTTCTTATCGTCGGAATGAGCACGTCCCACGACGACTTACTCACCGCGTGCGCCTCTTCCACCCAGCAAACATCCACCCCTTCATAACTCTTAATCTTGCCAACATTATGCTTAATCCCCTCGAATGCAAACTCCGTCCCTCCAGGTCCCTTAATCAAGGTCTGCTGGACTTCGTAGAGGTGGCCAAGGCCAAGGCCGTCGATCTGGTCCGAGAGGAGCTTGTGAACCGAGTCGCGGATGGAGTTTTGGAACTCTCTGGCGCATAGGACTCGCGTTGGCCGCTGGGTGCCACGGATCAGAAGTGCCCGTGCAATGCCCCAGCTTTTCGCACCACCCCGTCCCCCATACAAAACCTTGTACCGATGATCCTCGAAAAGACCCTGAAGTTTGTCGGGAAAGTCGATGGAGGGAGATAAGGTCATGGCACAGTCCTAGTGGGAGGGCCTAGGCCCTCCCAGGAGCATCAGTGATAATGGAGTGTCACCGTGCAGAGGTAAGAAGCGATTGGACCATCGTACAGGCAGGTAAGGATATCCACGTAGCCAGCGGTCGTGGAAAGGGTGCTGGAGCCTGCAAAGGTGAAGGCGCTGCCGTAGCTCGCCACATTGGAGCCGCTTCCGCCTTGCGTGATGATCCAGCGGTAAGTGCCGCCGTCCTGTGGGCCGGTGGGATTGTTGAGAGTGAAGTTGGAGGTAGCGGTCAGGTAGAAAGTGTGGTATAAGAGGAGCTGGTTGGTGTAAGCGGCCTGGCCAGTGACCAATATGGCGGCGTTTGCATCGTAGTTTTTGATCTGATTGACGCTGATCGCTTCGCTCTGCGGGGTCTGGCCCGAAGGAAGCTGCGTGTCCGCCGCGATCAGCTCGTTGCCGGTAAGCTGGGCTGAGGTGGTGGGGAGGCCGTTGGTGGTGTATCCCGCTGCCCAGGCAATACCGCCCACGGCCGCGAGAAGCGCAAGCGCGAAAAGCGTCTTGCCAAGAGTACGGAAACTCATTTTGAACCTTTCATGTGAGAAATGGCACGGACCATCGGACCGGCCTTGGGTTTGGGCACGCTCGCAGCGGCACCCACGCTGACTTTCGGCGGAGTTGCCGAAAAGGTCTTGGTCTCCTCATACCCCTTAGTCGGGTGGTTTTTGGCGTGCCGGACCAGAAAGCCATTGGCGATCTTTTCCACACTCACGCTTTCCCCATGCCCCAGATCCTTCCGAAGCACCTGCGGCGCCTCCGGGGCCTTGGCGGGCTTGTTCGCCGGATTCATCTTCAGCGCCCCTTAAGCTTCTTGTTGGCCTTGGCGTCAATCTTGGCCTCTTCCGCCTTTCCCATCCGCCCCGCCTTCACCGCCTGACTTGCCCTGGCCTTAGCGTTCGCCGCGTGCGAAGCGTCCGGCACTGGATAGCTATGCCCAGGCCCGGCAAAGTCAGACTTGGGAAGAGCGTTGCGGGCTTTCGTGGTGAGTTTTGCCATGGCACGGTCCTCATGGGTTTGGGAATACGGTAGGGCGCTGGAGCATCGCTGCCAATCCCGCGTCCGCGCCTAGCGGTCGAAATCCGCCGGTGGTGTGACGCCAAGCTCCCGATAAATGTCCTCCAAGGTGCGTATCCGGGCCATTTGCTCATTCGTCACGGCCACGCCCAGGGTCTCTTCGAGGCGGTTCACGAGGTCGATGGTGTCGAGGGAGTCGAGGCCCAGGACTTCCAGGCTTGTCCCCAGGCCCAATGGTTTGGGGTAGAACTCGGTGTGGAGGAAGTCGGTCAGGGTCGCGGCGCTAGCCATGTCAGATGTCCGTGGTGGGGATGTCGATGCGGAAGCGGATGCCAGCGGGGCCGACGACATTTTCATCCCGCGCCACGTCGTAGATCTCGCGCTCTTCCAGCGCGACGCCGGTTTCCTCGAAGCCGACATGAGCCCAGGTGACGATGAGACGGCCGGAGATGGTGTCTTTTGCCTGGAACTGGCATAAATCCAGGCCGCAGGGCAGCTCGATGTACCTGGATGTGAATTTCTTGCCTGGCGGCAACGCGCGGCGCAGGAAGGTGGCGATGCGGATGGCGTTTCTTGAAATAAAGTACTGGGGAGTAGCTGTGGCAGCGGCCTTGGTGAGCCAGACATCCAGAGTTACCCTGTCAGGGCCATTGTTGGAGTCGAGGTATGGGGACAGATCTAGGGGCTCGGCGCTTTCCGGGCCATACTCGCAGAACCCGAGGATCGCATCGAGCACCTTGGTAGTCCATTCCTTCGTGAGCAAGCCATCCGTTCCCCTCTCCGGCTCTAGCCACTCTCGCTGGACATCGCCGGCGCAGAATGCAAGATTTGCGATGCACAGCCGCACGGCCTCTTCCGCCCCCGCCCCCGCCGCCATGGCCCCCATGGCAAAGTCCTCACCACGGCCGATTGCCATGAAAGGGGCCTGGAGTTGACATGCGTGCAGTGCCCGGTCTATGTACATCGGGCCGTCTTTGTCGAGGATGATGCCGAAAACATCCCATTCATCCCCTTCCGGGATACGGATCTTTTCTCGGTGTCCGGCTATCGTGTCGCCTTGCCAGACAGCGCTGTCGGCTGCCAGAATACCATCACGGTAGCAGATGATTGTCATGCTTTGCTCCTCCGATTTTGCCAAACCACTCTCATAGCCTCCCCCTGCCAAGCCATTGCACAGTGGGGATGAATCCCTGGCACACTCCAAGGGCCACGTCTAGGCTATCCACGACCCTGCTTGTGTCCGTGTCTCGTGCCAGCGCTCGGCACACCACGATCCCCTGCACCGGCAACCCATACACCAGCTCCAAAACTGGGAAGTAAAGTTCACGTAGCTGCAGCCGCGCCCATGGCGTTTCCGTCAGCTTGCATTCCAAAACCACGATCCGCCCCGGAAGGGCCAGAACCAGATCCGGCGAGCAGTGTCCCGGCCCATTCGCATCGACAAACTCGAACCAAAGCTCGTGCTGGGCCTGTGGCAGCGCCTTTGCCACACGGTTTTCGTACCTGATCCCGCCAGCCCGGCTTCCGGTGAGCCGAGCTTTGGGGATATGCCCTGGCCTAGCGCATTGACGGGCGGAGCGGAGGCCGCAGATGCGGCGGTGGCGGGACATGGGGTGAGCCTCCCGTGGGTTATGTTTTGGCGGAGCCGGACATCCCGCGTCCGCCAGGTCCAGATTTCTCCCGCCCGCGCCCCCGAGTCATACGCGCAGACCCATTCCAGGTCCGCCTCATCGCCGCAGGGCAGAAGGAAGAGTGCCCGAGCTGGGCCGTAGGGCGTGTCGAGGGGCAGGGCCGGATCGAGTTGCAGCACCGGCTAAGCCCCACCTTCCAAGATCTCAACCGAGTCCAGATCCAGGACCGGGCCTTGCTGCGCCTTGACGAAGTTCACCGTCAGACTCACCGCCGCCCCACCCGGCTGAGCCCCAGCGTTCTTCCCCGTCTTCGCTGGGGCGATACTCCGATCCAGCGCCGATTCCAGAATCTCCTTCACCTCCCGATTCGTAAACCCTTCCGGCTTATCCTCAAACCTTTGCTGCAGCTCCTCAATCGCCGTCATCCCCAGCGTCGCGAGGCGTTGGTGCACATCCAGATACACCGCTTCCTTCTGTTCCCGGTAATACGCAACCAGTTCCTGAAACGCCGGGTCCCCCTGCAAGATGCTAATCCTACTCGGGCTATACCCGGTGATCCCGCTAATCTCCACCCCCTTCCTTCCCTCCGCCAGGAGCATCGCCAGGGTGTGATGGGCGTGGCGGATCTGACCCAGACTCGGCGTCACCGCGCCGACAGGGGGCGGATTGCGAAGCAGGTCCAGGTCCCCCGCGTTCAGTTCCCTTCGTACCTCCAGCACCACCCGGCCCTTCGGGCCGCGAGCGCCTCGGCCACTGCCGATGTCGAGGGTGTAGTCGTCAATGGTGAAGTCGTCGGAC